ATATTGGCTATCTAAGGAACAGTTATGGCATTACCAAAAGATATTGCTAATATAGGTAGTATTGCTAATGCTGTTTACAATAGTGTTACAGCAAATACTACTGCTATTACATCACTAAGCTCTGCTAATGCTACGTTTAATAACATTACTGCAAATACATCAATAAGTGCAGCAGTGATGGATTTTAATACGGGCGCCAACATAGCTAGTGCAGCTACGGTCAACCTCAACACAGCAACAAGCAACCGTGTTCATATTACTGGTACCACTACCATTACTGCTGTCACTTTGACTCGTGGACCAAGAACCGTCATCTTTGACGGCATCTTGACTCTGACTCATAATGCCACGACTAATAATCTACCGGGTGCAGCCAATATTACTACAGCAGCGGGTGACCGTGCCATTTATGAAAGTGATGGCACTACAGTTTATTGTGTAAGCTATACAAAAGCTAGTGGGACTGCTACTGTTCCAGCTTCAAGTGCAGTTAACTATCCACAAAGTATCAAGTCAGCTAACTACACACTAGTACTAGCTGATGCTGGATATCAGATATTCCATCCTGCTACCGATACTGCTGCAAGGATATTTACGATACCTGCTAATGGAAGTGTTGCTTATCCTATTGGTACAGTGTTGGTGTTTGTCAATCAGCTTGGCGCACAACAGATTACTGTTGCGATAACAACTGATACGCTGGTTGATATGCGTGGGGTAACAGGCTCTAAGGTAGTGCCTGCAAATAATATCCTGACTGCGCTAAAGATCACTGCAACGCGGTGGATGTGTTGGTTTGCTGATGATGATGTTGCTAAGCAGTTTTTGGCTGTGGCTCATGGCATTACACCATTTGTTACGGCTTATGCTTGGAGTTCTGCTGGTTTTGGAGCTAAGTTTACTGATCCAGCAACACTGCCGGCAGGCACCGGCAACGGCGCAGCCTTTTCCCCTGCTGGGACTGAACTAGCTATTGCACACACCGTTAGCCCGTTCGTCACTATCTACCCTTGGAGTTCAGCAGGCTTTGGAACTAAATATGCTAATCCAGCTACTTTGCCAGGGGATGCGGGATACGACGTAGCTTTCTCCTCCACTGGTACAGAGTTAGCTATAGTGAATGGCAATACTGGATCAATCGTCAATACGTACCCTTGGTCGAGCGCAGGTTTCGGAGTTAGGTTTGCCAATCCCGCTACATTACCTGCTGGGGAAGGTGGCGGCGTGGCTTTTTCTCCCGCAGGTACAGAATTGGTTACAGCACATGCTAATACACCTTTCGTAACTGCCTACCCTTGGAGTAGCGCAGGCTTCGGTACTAAATTTGTCAATCCTGCTACTTTACCGGGGGGCACTGGAAACGGACCAGCTTTCTCCCCTGCCGGTACGGAATTAGCTATTGCACACAGCCTTACTCCATTTATCACAGCATATCCTTGGAGTTCTAGCGGTTTCGGAACTAAATTCACCAATCCAGCTACTCTGCCGGGGGGTGTTGGACGGATGGCAGCATTTTCTCCCGCAGGAACTGAATTAGCTGTTGCGCACGACGGTACCCCTTTCATAACTGTCTATGCTTGGAGCAGTGCAGGCTTTGGAACTAAATATGCTAATCCAGCTACTTTGCCTGCTTCCGATGGCTACGGCGCTGCATTCTCCCTTACTGGCACAGAGTTAGTTGTAGCGCATATCACCACCCCTTTCGTCACTGCCTATCCTTGGTCATCCGCAGGATTCGGAGTTAAATTTGCTAATCCAGCAACACTGCCGGCAGGTTTCGGCAGCGGCGCAGCCTTCACTCAACTTTAACCACAACGGAATCATTATGATCTACACACAACTTTTACCCGCTTATTAAAAAATTATAGCTATCTAAGGAACAAAAGAATTATGGCATTACCAAAAGATATTGCTAATATAGGTAGTATTGCTAATGCTGTTTACAATAGCATTACAGCAAATACTACTGCTATTACATTAATAAATTTAGCTAATGCTACGTTTAATAACATTACGGCAAATACATCACTGACGGCTTCCGCTATTGATATAAACACTGGCACTAACATAGCCAGTGCAGCCACAATCAATCTAAACACTGCTACAGGTAATCGTGTACATATTACTGGTACCACTACCATTACAGCCGTTACTCTGACTCGTGGACCAAGAACCGTTATCTTTGACGGCATCTTGACTCTAACTCATCACACTACAAATAACAATCTACCTGGCGCTGCAAACATCACCACAGCTGCAGGTGACCGGGCTATCTATGAAAGTGATGGCACTACAGTTTATTGCGTGAGCTATATTAAGGTGAGTGGGGCTGCGGTGGTAACAGCTTCAAGTGCAGTTAACTATCCGCAAAGTATCAAGTCTGCTGACTACACATTAGTACTAGCTGATGCTGGCTATCAGATATTCCATCCTGCTACTGATACTGCAGCAAGGATATTTACTATTCCGTCAAACGCAAGTGTGGCTTATCCTATTGGTACAGTGTTGGTGTTTGTTAATGAGATTGGTGCACAACAAGTAACGGTAGCAATTACGACCGATACGCTAGCTGATATGCGGGGAGTGACTGGCTCAAAAAGAGTTGGGGCTAATAATATTTTGACTGCATTGAAGATAACAGCTACTAGATGGATGTGTTGGTTTGCAGATGATGATGTGGCAAAAAAGCAGTTTTTGGCTGTGGTTCATGGGACTACTCCTTTTGTTACTGCTTATGCTTGGAGTAGTGCAGGATTTGGAGATAAGTTTGCCAATCCAGTGTCATTACCGTCAATAGCCATGGGAACAGTTCCTACAGGGGTGTCCTTTTCTCCTGCTGGAACAGAATTAGCCCTTTCACACGCAACATCACCATTCGTAACTGCTTACCCTTGGAGTTCGTCTGGATTCGGGACTAAGTTTGCTAACCCAGCAACATTACCTACTGGTAGCGGGGAATGTATAACATTCTCCCCCGCTGGAACTGAAATAGTAGTAGGTCATAGTACCCTACCATTCGTAACCGCTTACCGTTGGAGTAGTGATGGATTTGGTACTAAATTTGCTGACCCATCAACAGCACCAGATGTTATTCAAATGTCAGCTGCTATCTCTCCTGCAGGAACAGAATTAGTCATGGGGGCTGGAGGCGGAGGGGGTGGCTTTATAGGTGCTTGGAGGTGGAGCACATCAGGATTTGGAAGCAAGTTTTCTAACCCTGCAACTATGCCTGCGGGTACCGGAGAAAGTATATCATTCTCTCCCTCTGGAACTGAGGTGGCATGCGCACACGGTACATCACCTTTCGTAACTGCTTACCCTTGGAGTAGTGCTGGATTTGGTGTTAAGTTTGCCAATCCAGCTACTTTACCTACAGGTTATGGCTATGGCGCCGCTTTCTCTCCTGCTGGAACAGAATTAGCTATCTCGCATGGAGTTTCCCCCTTTGTATCTGTCTACCCTTGGAGTTCAGCAGGGTTTGGTGTTAAGTTTGCCAATCCAGCTACTTTACCTGTTGGCAATGGAGAAAGCGTGTCATTCTCTCCTACTGGAACCGAGATAGCAATAGTGTATGGTAGTACCCCTTTTGTATCTGCATACCCTTGGTCATATGCTGGCTTTGGAGTCAAGTTTGGTAACCCAGCAACAGTACCAACAGGGGTAGGCTGTGGCGTAGCCTTCACTCAACTATAACCAACTATAAGGAAACCAAAAATGATCTACACACAACTCCTACCTACTTATTAAAAAATTATAGCTATCTAAGGAACAAAAGAATTATGGCATTACCAAAAAACCTTTCAAATATAGGTAGTATTGCTAATGCTGTTTACAATAGTGTTACGGCAAATACTACTGCTATTACATCACTAAGCTCCGCTAATGCTACATTTAATAACATTACTGCAAATACGTCAATAACGGCCTCTGCTGTTGATATAAACACCGGAGCCAACATACCCAGTGCAGCCACAATCAACCTCAACACAGCAACAAGCAACCGTGTCCATATTACCGGCACTACAACGATAACAGCCGTTACTCTAACACGCGGACCACGGACTGTCATCTTTGACGGCATCTTGACTCTAACTCATAATGCCACTACTAATAACCTACCAGGCGCTGCAAACATTACTACAGCTGCAGGTGATAGAGCTATCTATGAGAGTGATGGCACTACAGTTTACTGTGTGAGTTTTATAAAAGCCAGTGGCGCCGCTACTGTTACAGCTTCAAGTGCAGTTAACTATCCGCAAAGTATCAAGTCTGCTGACTACACGCTGGTCTTGGCTGATGCTGGATATCAAATATTCCATCCTGCTACTGATACTGCAGCAAGAACATTTACGATACCTGCTAATTCAAGCGTAGCCTATCCTATTGGTACTATTCTTGTATTTGTCAATCCAGTGGGCGCACAACAAGTAACGGTAGCGATTACGACTGATACCCTGTCTGATATGCGTGGGGTAACAGGCTCAAAGAGAGTTGGGGCTAATAACATATTGACTGCGCTTAAGATAAAAGCTACTAGGTGGATGTGTTGGTTTGCAGATGATGATGTGCCGAAGCAGTTTTTGGCTGTTGGACACGCTACAACACCTCACGTCACAGTTTACGCTTGGAGTTCTGTGGGCTTTGGAGCTAAGTTTGCCGATCCAGCAATTTTACCAGCAGGAGGTGGTAATGGTGTAGCTTTTTCTCCAGCCGGAACTGAACTAGCTATCGCGCACCCAACAACTCCATTCGTCACTGCATACCCGTGGAGCAGTAGCGGCTTCGGAACTAAATTTGCCGATCCAGCAACTTTACCTACGGAAGAGGGAAAAGGTGCAGCATTCTCTCCCGCTGGTACAGAGTTAGCTATTGCGCATACTACAACTCCTTACGTAACGGCTTACCCATGGAGTTCAGCAGGCTTTGGAGTTAAATTTGCCAATCCAGCAACATTACCTGTTAATAATGCTAAAAGCGTAAAATTTTCCCCTGCTGGTACAGAGCTAGCCATAGCGCACGACATCACCCCATTCGTATCCGCTTACCCTTGGAGTTCGTCTGGATTCGGGACTAAGTTTGCTAACCCAGCAACATTACCAACGGGGCAATGTTTAGGCATAGCTTTCTCCCCTGCTGGGACTGAACTAGCTGTCGCGCATGACATCACTCCTTATGTAACGGCTTATCCATGGAGCAGTTCTGGTTTTGGTACTAAGTTTGCCAACCCAGCTACCCTTCCTACCGGCACCGGTTGGAGCATAGCTTTCTCTCCTGCCGGGACAGAGCTAGTTGTTGGGCACAGCACCACCCCCTTCATAACAGCATATCCTTGGAGTAGCGCAGGCTTTGGAGTTAAGTTTGCCGATCCAGCAACACTACCAACACAATCGGTGAGAGGTGCAGCATTCTCCCCCGCAGGAACTGAATTAGCTGTTGCGCATACTACAACTCTTTACGTAACAGCATACACTTGGTCATCCGCAGGCTTTGGAACTAAGTTTGCTAATCCAGCTACTTTGCCAACAGGTACTGGCGCCGCCGCAGCCTTCACTCAACTATAAAAACGATCTACACACAACTCCTATCTATAAATACGACATCTTAGTCAAAAGTACAGCTATATCACCGTAAAATTTGTTTAATTTCCAGTATAGTTTTTGAGTTTTTCTTCATTATAAATATGACTAACACATAAGCAGAGGCAAGTTATGGCTGAAAAAATAAATATCGTGATGGATCAAGGTACGACATTTAATACGTCATTCTCATTTTCAGATGCAAATGATGCTCCCATTGATTTTAGTTCTTATTCAGCAAATTCACAGATTCGTAAATCTTATACTTCGTCTACTGCCTACGTCTTTACTGTTGGACTAGGTAATGATGGAGTCATTTCGCTTTCTATGAATGCAGCTACTTCTTCTACTATTACTGCTGGGCGCTATCTATATGATCTAGAAGTACAAGATGCCAATAGCGTAAGATCTAGACTGGTTGAAGGAATTATATCGGTTACTCCAGAGATTACTAGATGACCGTAAAAATAAAACTAGATACAGTAAATGGCTCTTTAGTTCAAAACAAAACTTATGTACCTACTCGTGTTGGTGTACAGACTATAAAGCTCACCGAATTAACTAGTTTCCATCTATTACTGGTAAGCCAGTTAACTTCCAAGATACAGGTAAAACGGTTAACCTGAAGACGAGTGATTTAGCAAATACCATCCATGTTGTTTTTCCTCACTATTACAGGCATAAACACAAAGATATAAATATCTTATATGAAAAGATAATAGAAAGTAAAAAAAATGACAGTACCCATCACTTTATATCTTTTAGTTAAAGATAATAAAATTATTTTTGGTCCTAGAAGATACTATAAACCAGCATTTGTAAAGGTACTTACCGATAATGGTATTGTCTTGGAACTACCAGAATCTATAGATGCCATGACAACTCTTGCTGATGGATATTCATTAGTACCAGAACATGAAGTTGCAAATTTAGTTCAAGTACAAGTAGTTGAGCCAGAGCCTGAAGTTGTACTAGAATCTACAAAAAAGAGAAAGTCATATGGCTACTCCAACAACTAAACCGCAATTTGCTGAATATTGCCTACGAACTTTAGGTAAACCCGTAATCGAAATTAATGTAGATGATGACCAAATTGATGATCGTATTGATGAAGCATTAAAATATTATTGGGACTACCATTTTGACGGCACCGAAAAGATTTATTACAAATATCAGATCACAGATAATGATAAGACAAACAAATATATTACAATGCCTGAGAATATCATTGGTGCTGTCAACTTGTTTCCTATTGGTCAAGGACTGAATACAAACAGTCTATTTAATATTCGATATCAGATTGCTTTGAATGATCTTTATACATTGACTTCTGTTTCTATGGTACCATATTACATGGCGCTAACTCATATACAGTTTCTAGAACAGATGCTTGTAGGGCAACAACCTATTCGTTATAATCGTAATGTCAATCGACTTTATATTGATATGGATTGGAATGTTGTTAGTCAAGGTGACTATATCATTGTTGAAGCATATCAGATTGTAGATCCTGCAACATATACTGATGTATGGAAAGACCGTTGGTTAGCTAGATATGCTACATGCTTGATCAAGCAACAATGGGGAACTAATCTGAAGAAATTCTCTGGGATGCAACTCCCTGGCGGCTTAACTTTTAATGGGCAGACAATTTATAATGAAGCTACAAAAGAGCGTCAAGATCTAGAACAAGAAATGATTAGTTCTTACAGTTTACCAGTAACAGACATGATTGGGTGAAATATATATTTTTTTAAATCTTTATTATTCCAAAATAAATACTTTTTGCCCACAGTCCCAAAGTTTAGAATAACCAAGATTTTCCATTATTTCTGTTTCAGATAAATGTGATATATTTTCACCGATGTTTTTTATCAGTTTATGTTTTTGAGTTTTATATCTAGAAATAATATTAAGATCATGATTTATCCAAATATACCCTGGTGGTGTTGTATGTAGTTCTTTAAACCCAGCAGATTTATATATTTCACCATTAAATAATCTTCTATTTGCATAGCTGATATTTCCGATTTAGATATTAGAATGGTTGGGATGGTCAGATCCGTGAACCATACAATATTTATAAATACATTATATTTAACTAAAAAAGAGTTTTAAAATGCGTGGTAGCAGTTCTGTTTACTTCAATAACTTTGCATCGTCTGGTGAACAAAATCTGCTACATGATTTAATCATTGAGTCCATATCAATCCACGGGCAAGACATGATGTATCTTCCTAGAAAAATTACAAACTTTGATCAACTTTATACTGAGGATGATTCATCAGAATATACTCAAGCTCTACAAGTTGTGATGTATATTGAGTCTATCGACGGCTTTACTGGTGATGGGAATTTCATGTCTAAGTTTGGTCTACAGATTAGAGATCAAGTAACATTTGTAGTTTCACAGAGAATCTTTGAGGAAAATATTGGTGCGGCTACCAGTCAACAAAGACCAAATGAAGGTGATCTTATTTACTTTCCATTGAATAATAAATGCTTCAAAGTCATGTATGTTGATAAGTTCTCCATGTTTTATCCACTAGGTACCTTACCTACGTGGAAGTTTACCTGTGAGCTCTTCGAGTACTCTAATGAAGTATTCAATACTGGGTTTGCAGAGATTGATAAGCTACAAAAGAATTATTCCACAAATATCTTTGACCATGCACTTATGGATGAAAATGGTGATTATCTAGTAGATGAGAACAGTGATATTCTAGTTATGGAAAGTTATAATCTATCTACCACAAATCCTGCAGCAGATAATGATGCTATTCAATATGGTACAGAAAACTTCAGTATTGGTTCGGATTCATTTATTTCTTTCGAAGAAAAGAATCCGTTTGCTGAGGATGATTATTAATGTTTAAACCATTCTATTTTAATCTTATCCGCAAGTATATCATTTGTTTTGGTACCTTATTCAATAATATCTATATCACTAGAACCGATAAGAATGGAGCTGTCACCAATCTTATGCGTGTACCCATTACCTATGGACCAAAAGATAAAGCATTATCCAGAGTAGTAGAAGATTCAAATATCGATAGACCAACCGCCGTTTTTCCTTTACCTATGATGTCATTTGAGATAACTGGTTTTGACTATGATAGTTCTAGAAAATTACAGTCTGTTAATAGAGTCTCGGTGACTGATGCTGATAAAAATAAACGTAAATCCCAATATGTTCCCGTTCCGTATAATATATCATTTCAACTCAGTATTCTCTGTAAGAATGCTGAAGATGGAACTAAGATAGTAGAGCAGATTCTTCCATTCTTTACACCCGATTGGACTGTCACCGCTAATATCATCCCAGAGATGAATATCAAACATGATATTCCTATCATTTTAAATAGAGTAAATGTAGATGATGTTTATGATGGAGACTTTGATAAAAGAAGATCCATGGTATGGACATTAGATTTCACACTCAAAGGATATCTATACGGACCAGTAAAGACCGCCAAAGTCATCAAATATGCAAATACACAAATCTTTATTCCACCAGATACAGCAGATTCCATTTCGGATGTAGATGATCCAATAGTGACTATTCATATTCAACCAGGCTTAACCTCAAATGGGCAGCCAACTTCAAACTCAAGTATATCCATCCCAGTTAATGATATTGTGGCAAGTGATGACTTTGGATTTGTAACAGTTATAACTGAAACTCTATGACCTCAAATACCAATCCAATAAATAATGCTTTAGGTATTATGCCTTCTCCATTTGCTACTACAATATCAACTATGGTAGCAAATGCTAAGAATGATTCGGCAAATGAAGATTTTACTTATGCTAGAGCAAACATTCGTGAAGTAATTGCAAATGGATCAGATGCCATATCAAGAATGGCACAAATAGCAGATCAATCACAGAATGCTAGAGACTTTGAAGTACTTTCAAACCTTATGACAACTGTAGTTAATGCTTCAGAGAAACTGTTGAAAGTTCAAAAGTCTATTCGAGAACTAGACAAAGCTGATGAACCTAGAGACCAAGAAGCAAAACAAGTAACAAACAATCTTTTCGTAGGAACATCAACAGAGCTTCAGAAGATTCTAGCAGACTTGAAGAATCAATAAACCTATACCATTCCTTTAAGGTCAATACCTATTATACCAATAAAGAGTACTAATGTCAACAGAAATATTTAATAAGTTTAGATCTTATAATGGAAATCCAAATCTAAAACGTTCTGGAGTTTCTATCAACTGGACTCATGATATCATTGCAGAATATGCAAAGTGTTCACAAGATGTGGTTTATTTTGTTGAAACTTACATGCGTATAATCAACATCGATCGTGGTCTCATTGAGTTCAAACTATACGATTATCAAAAAGAAATGATAATGGCTATGGTTGATAATCGTTATACAGTACTTTCCACAGCGCGACAAATTGGTAAGTCAAGCGTAACTTGTGCATTTATTCTTTGGTATATTCTTTTTAATCAAGATAAAACTGTAGCGTTGCTAGCAAATAAAGGTGATACTGCCCGAGAAATCCTTGGTAAAATACAACTAGCATATCAGCATTTACCTAAATGGCTTCAGCAAGGTGTTGTAGAATGGAATAAAGGTTCGTTTGAACTTGAAAATAACTCCAGAATTATTGCCGCCGCTACATCATCTGATAATATTCGTGGTTATTCTATTAATATGGTGTTTATTGATGAGGCAGCATTTGTTGACAATTGGGATGAGTTCTTTACTTCAGTATATCCTACTATTTCATCTGGTGCAGAATCAAAGCTTATTCTGGTTTCAACACCAAATGGTTTAAATCACTTCTATCATATTTGGACAAATGCTCAGTTAGGTAAAAACGCATATAAACCTATTATGGTTCATTGGTCACAGGTTCCTGGTAGAGATGAAGCCTGGAAACAAGCCACACTATCGGCAATGAACTTTGATATACAGAAGTTCTCTCAAGAATATGAAGTTGAGTTCCAAGGATCTTCGGGTACACTTATTGCTGGTTGGAAACTAAAACAACTACATGCATCCATACCATTAAACGAGCGTGATGGTCTATCTCTATTTGAGAACTCAAAACCTGGGCGCACTTACGTTTCTATTGTAGACGTTTCAAGAGGTAAAGGTCTAGACTATTCAGCATTTAGCATTATTGATGTAACTACAATGCCATATCAACAAGTCTGTGCCTATCGTAATAATCTTATGACACCTATCGACTATGCTGAGATCGTCTATCGTATAGCAAAAAGTTATAACAATGCTTCAGTCCTTGTAGAAATTAATGATTTAGGTGAACAAATATCAACCTCACTTCATTATGATTTTGAATATGAGAATATACTCTTCACCGAAAATGCTGGGCGAAGTGGTAAACGAATCTCTTCTGGATTTGGTACTAATGTAGATAAAGGTATTAGAACCACAAAAACTGTAAAATCTGTCGGCTGTTCTATTCTCAAACTTCTCATAGAACAAAATCAACTTGTAGTTCATGATAAGCACACCATTTCAGAATTGTCTACGTTTTCTAAAAAGGGTGTATCATATGAAGCTGAATCTGGTAACCATGATGATATGGTTATGGGATTGGTTCTATTTGCTTGGTTATCCAACCAGACGTTTTTTAAAGATATTACTGATATTAATACTTTGGCTAGACTTCGTGAGAAATCAGAAGATGAAATAGAAAATGATCTTTTACCATTTGGGTTTGTAGATCATGGTGAATCCGTAAATGAAATACTTGAAAAACCGTCAAGAGGTTGGTTTAATTCGTTAGAAAATGACTTTTTATAAATAAACATAGTTAGATTTGATAGCGAGATTGATCTTTTTACTATGCCGTTCTATCAATAAAATAAACTGATATATAAATATCAACATCTCTTGAAAGGAGAAAATTATGGCGGTATTAGTAAGTCCCGGTGTAAACGTTTCTGAAGTTGACCTAACTACGGTTGTTCCAAGCGTTTCTACTTCTGCAGCTGCCTTTGCGGGTGTTTTCCGTTGGGGTCCCGTAGGTGAGAGAGTTCTTATCTCAAATGAAAATCAACTTGTAGCTCGCTTCGGTAAGCCAACTTCTCTAAATCCAGAAACATTTTTGACTGCAGCTAGCTTTTTAAGCTATTCTTCAGCTCTTTTTGTTGTGCGTGCTGCAAATACTACAACTGGTGATGCAAATTCTGCACTAAATGCAGTTGCTAACACCGCTGCTGTAACGGTTGCAAACAATGTTGTAAAGAATCAAATTGATTATGATGCGCGCACAAGCTTTCAATCTGGTGTTCTTTATGTTGCTAAGTATCCCGGTGAACTAGGTAACTCACTAAGAGTTTCAATTTGCGATAGTGTAAATGCTTACTCTTCTATTCTTGATCTTGCTGGTTCACAAAGCACTAATAATATTACTGGTGCATTTAGCATTAGCATTGGTTCAAATTCTGCTACATTATCTTTTAATTCAGATAATGCAGATGCAGCAGCAAATACATATGCAAATACCATTTCAGCAGCACTTTCGGTTGGTGATGCAATTAAGGTAGGTAATTCTGCTATTGGTACTCAATATCTTACAATTTCAGCAATTGGGACACCTGGTGTTTCTTCAAACGTTGCCACATTTACAGTATCTTTCCTAGACAAGTATATACTTTCAACTGATTATGTAGCAAATACCACAGTAAATGGTAATAACACTGTTGTTGGAGTTTCTCGTTTCTGGGAACATCATGGTCTAGTTTCAGGTGCACCTACAATTTCACAATTTGTATCTGAAGTTGGTAATACTTCTGCTATTGACACAGTCCATGTGGTTGTAACTGATACAAATGGTAAGTTATCAGGTGTTCCAGGACAAATACTAGAAGTTTATCAAGGACTATCTCGCGCAACTGATGCTAAAAACTCAGATGGTTCATCAAACTACTACAAAACAGCCATCAATGATAGATCGACTAATATTTGGTGGGCAACTGATCGTACAGGTGCAACATCTGCTACTGCTACAAATGTTGCAACTTCTTCAAATGAAAAACCTGTACGTCTAAATTTTGCTGGCGGTCAAGATGGTTATACAGAAAACAGTGTTACACTAGGTGTTCTTGCTTCTGCTTATGATCAGTTTAAATCAACAGACGCAGTTAATATTGGTCTGGTCATTGCAGGTAAACCTATTGGTGGTTCTACAACTGTAAATAATCAAACTGTTACTGGTTTTCAACTTGCAAACTATTTAATAGACAATATTGCTACAACACGTAAAGATTGTATCGTATTTGCTTCGCCACCCGATGCCTTGATTACTTCAAATTCAGGTGTAGAGGCACAATCAATTGTAAACTGGAGAGGCGCTGTTACAGATTCAAGCTATGCAGTTCTTGATACCGGTTATAAATACATGTATGATCGCTATAATGATGTATATCGTTATATCCCACTAAACGGTGATATTGCTGGTCTCTGTGCTCGTACTGATCAAACTAACGATGCTTGGTTCTCTCCTGCCGGTCTATCTCGTGGTCAAATCAAGAACGTTGTAAAGCTTCGTTTCAATCCAAACCAAACCGAGCGTGATCTTCTTTACACCAATACAGTTAATCCAGTAGTATCTTTTGCTGGTCAAGGCACACTCCTTTACGGCGATAAAACAGCTACCTCTAAGCCTTCCGCATTTAATAGAATCAATGTACGCAGACTCTTTATTGTTCTAGAAAAATCAATCTCTGAAGTTGCTAAAACAACTCTATTTGAGTTCAATGATGATTTCACAAGAACTCAATTTAGAAATATTATTAACCCCTTTCTACGTGACGTTCAAGGACGCAGAGGTATCACTGATTTCCTAGTGGTATGTGATGCAACAAATAATACTCCTGAAGTAATCGACCGCAATGAGTTCCGTGGTGATATCTACGTCAAACCAACACGCTCTGTCAACTTTATTCAGCTAAATTTCGTGGCGGTTAGAACTGGTATAGAGTTTACTACAATTATTGGTAGTTAATAAATAAACAAAAAAAGGAGTTAATAAATGGCATTTAATATCAGTCGTTTTAAACAACAAGGTTTAGTTTACGGGGGCGCGCGCGCATCCCTATTTGAATTTATCTTATCCGTGCCGACTGTTTTATCTACAAAAGCAGCAGTTCCACTCAGATTTACATGCAGAGCATCATCTATACCTGCATCTACTGTTGGTCAAATTGAGGTACCATATTTTGGTAGAAAAATAAAACTATCAGGTGATAGAACATTTGCTGATTGGTCTATAACAGTAATGAATGATGAAGATTATTTAGTAAGAAAAATGTTTGAAGAATGGTTATTTGTTCTCAATTCTCATGAAGAAAACAAAAGAAGTTCAAATTTTAATGATTATAAAGCTTTTGATTCTACAGTAATTCATTATGGTAAAGACGGTGAACCTATTAATCTTTATAATTTTGTTGGGCTATTTCCAACAGAAGTATCAGCAATGGAACTAGATTGGGATAACACCAATTCAATTCAAACTTTTAGTGTAAATCTTGCATATGATTATTGGACTTCCACTGTCAAATCTCCAATTATTAGGTAATATATATAAGGTGGAGAGGGAAACTTCTCCACTCTATATACTATAACTGATTCAAGAAAGTATAAATATGCGTCTTTTTGGTTTTGAATTTGTTCGTTCTACGCCCAACGATATTGCACCATCATTTGCTCCAAAAGAATCAGATGATGGTGCTGTCGTTGTTGCGGCAGGTGGAGCATATGGGACGTATATCGATCTAGATGGTACTGTTCGTACCGAAGCGGAATTAGTCACAAAATATAGAGAAATGGCACTTCAACCAGAGATTGACTCTGCAGTTGATGAAATTGTTAACGAATCTATTTCTATTGATGATAACGATATAGTAAATATTATTCTTGATAATCTTGAAGTCACAGAAAAAACCAAAAAAGTTATTAGTGAAGAGTTTAAAAATATTCTTAATATTCTAAACTTTCAAAAAAGAGCATATGAAATCTACCGTAGATGGTATATTGATGGTAGACTTTATTATCACATTTTAATAGATGAAAATGATGTTAAGTCTGGTATTAAAGAACTTAGATATGTTGATCCACGAAAGATAAGAAAAATACGCGAAGTAGGTAAACGAAAAGTACCAGGCGGAATAAGCAGTGATGCAGTTATTCCTAGATTACAAAATGAATACTTTATCTTTAATGATAAAGGTTTCAACTATGGCAATAAAGTTATAGGTCCTACAACTACTGGTCTTAAGATTGCAAAAGACTCTATTGTCCATGTTACCTCAGGACTTACAGATACACAGGGAACTATGATTCTCTCATATCTACATAAAGCAATTAAATCACTCAATCAACTCAGAACGCTTGAAGATGCTCTAGTCATTTATCGACTAGCTCGTGCACCAGAAAGAAGAATTTGGTATATCGACGTAGGTAATCTACCAAAGATGAAAGCAGAGCAATACGTACGTGATATCATGATCAAGCATAAGAATAGATTAATCTATGATGCTGCTTCTGGTGAAGTGCGGGATGATCGCAAATTTATGACTATGCTTGAAGATTATTGGCTGCCAAGAAGAGAAGGTGGTAAAGGTACTGAGGTTACTACACTTCCTGGTGGTCAAACGCTTGGTGAAATGGACGATGTTCTATATTTTCAAAAGAAACTTTTTGGTACACTAAACGTACCAATTAATAGACTTAATTCAGATGCTCTATTCTCAATTGGTCGAGCAACAGAAGTTACTCGCGATGAAGTTAAGTTCTCCAAGTTTATAAACAGACTTAGAGGTAGATTTTCTCATCTATTTACTTCTCTGCTTGAAAAGCAAATAGTTCTCAAAGGTATTATGTCTATTGAGGATTGGCAAAATATTGCACCAGATATTAGATATGATTTTACTAAAGATAATCATTTTACTGAACTTAAAGATTCTGACGTTCTACAAAATAGACTTCAACTTTACTCTACATTTGACCAAAATCAACTTATCGGTAAATATTTCTCACATGAATATGTAAGAAAGCATGTATTTAAGCAATCAGATGATATGATTGAAAAGATGGATGAGGAGATTGTAGAAGAAGAAAAAGATCCTCGTTGGAATATGAGTCTGCTTGGAACTGGTGCTGATGATTTTGGGCAACAAGGAGATGATCAAGATCAGTCACAATCAACTGATGAACCACAAGATGATGATAAAAATAAAGTAGTTGATGCTCAAAAGACTGTAGATCGTCTAAGTAAACTTTCAAAACGATTTGGTTCAGATGAATCAAAATATAGATCAGCTTCACAGATTTTAGCTAGAAATAAAGGTGGGGATAAATAATGCCAGATATTAATGATTTAATTATGCACAGTGCTAATCAAAGACCAGCAGACTTTGAAACAACTTTTAATGATGTTATTGCATCCAGAATAGCTTCTGCTGTTGATGCTAAAAAAATTGAAATAGCTCAACAAATGTTCGGCGCCAATCAACAAGAATTAGAAGATTTAGAGGACGAAGAAGATGGCGAAACCACTGAGTGACATCCTCAAAGGTGTCAAAACATCCAAAATAGAACCAGGTTCTACTGGTAAAAACCCTGGTGTGGATTACGCACCTAAATCTAAAGGTGACCAAGACTTTGTAGCAAAGCACAAGACTGAAAAGCACGCCGATCGTGTTGGTAATGAAGATGATGTGTATAAAGGCACTACAAAATATGTTCTAGACAAAGAATCTGAAAAGCTTCACGGTAATGATAAAGATAATTCTATAAAAGTATATGAATCTATTAAAGAAGCTACTGTAAAGCAAATCAATGATCGCACGGATTCTTTGATGTCGGCCAGAAAAGCAGAAAAATCTGGTAATAAACAAGCACAATATATGCATATGGCAAATTATCACAGTAAGTTTTCAACTCAGGTAAAAAATAAAAGTGATATAACTCATCATAAAGCACAGGCTGATCGTTATAAGTCTGCTGCAAAATCATTTGAAGAATCTACAAAGTGCAATATGACTGAAGAAGATAAATATTGCCCCGTTCATGAAAATGCTTCTTGCTATGAACAAAAAAATCTAAAACAAAAAAGTGTTAAAGAAAATCATGACGATGAATCAGCCGAAATGGCAAAGACACAACTTCGTGCACTAGCAAATAAAGCTATTGCTCTAGCAATGTTCTTATCTGATGATCAAGTTGTAGAACCATGGGTTCAAGCTAAGATTGCAGTTGCTAAAGATAACGTAACTGCAGTACATGACTATATGGTATATGGTGATCATAACAAGCCAGAAAAAGAACAAACTGCTCCAATGGATACGCCTATGACATTTCCAAATATGAATGTTGATGTAAATACTGGAGGAACTGTATAATGAATATCATTAAACCTTCAGCAAATGTTATTGCAGTTACTACACAAAATACAGTAAATGGTTCAACTGTTCTTTATGTTTCTGCCGCTGCTGCAGCACAAATTAATCTATATTCAAATGCTACTACACAATATGCCTCGTTTGTTCTTCCAGCAGGGCAATATATCTTTGTACAAAAAGCAACTACTGATTTGATTTCTTCTAATGCCGCAATTCAAGTAACATCTGCGGCTTATAGAGGCTAAAATGAAACTTATTATAGAACAAATTGAAGAACTAGAGTTCATCACCGAAGCCAAAGAAACTGGTGAAAAAGATCATTACATTCATGGTGTATTCTTACAAGCAAATAAAAGGAATAAAAACGGAAGAGTCTATCCCATGAATATCATGGAACAAGAAGTCAAACGTTATATGAATGAGATTGTAAAGAATAATAGAGCGTTTGGTGAACTTGGGCACCCCGCTGGTCCACAGATCAATCTAGATAGAGTTTCCCATATGATTACCGAACTAAAACGTGATGGTGATAACTTCATCGGTAAGGCTAAACTTACAGACACACCTATGGGTAATATTGCCAAGGGACTACTAAAATCTGGTGCAAATCTAGGTGTTTCATCCCGCGGTATGGGATCACTAAAGCCTAACAAACAAGGTATTATGGAAGTTCAAGATGACTTTCGTTTGGCTACTGCTGCTGATATTGTTGCAGATCCATCTGCTCCCGACGCTTTTGTGAAGGGTATTATGGAAAATGTTGATTGGATTTATGATCCAGTTAAAGACACTTGGATGGAACAAAAACTCCATGAAACAAGGAAGGCTCTTAAGAAAATGTCTATGGACGAATTAGAGCAAAATCGTTTAGGTATCTTCGAGAGTTATGTAAAGTCTCTCGTATCAAAAGTAACTTTATATAAATATTCCAAAATACTTTAAAGGGAGAACATTTATGACGGAAAAAGTAGAAAATATCAATATCGATGATGATAGACAAGATATTGAGGAATCAGTAGCTTCTGAGACATTGAAGCCAGATTCACGCTCAACCGGGTCCGATCCAAAGTCAAAGATTGAAGCAATTACATCGGTTATTGGTGCAATGCACTCCATGCGTAAGGATGACCTTACAAAATGGTATACACAAGCTATGGCTCTCGTTGGTAAAGAAGCAGATTCACTACCATCTGGTGCATCAGCTGATTCCAATGCGTCAACTGTTGATGCAAAAACCGGTAAAGGTCCAAAGACTCGTGATGCTATGCCAAAGCTAGACAACAAGAACAACCCACTTGCTTCAATGAAAGAAGATGTAGAGGAAATGTTCGAGGGTCAAGACCTATCAGAAGAGTTCAAAGATAAAGCTATAACTCTATTTGAAGCGGCCGTAAACGCAAAAACCATTATGGAAGCTGCTCGTCTAGAAGAGGAATACACCGCTAGACTTGAAGAAGAAGTTGCAGATATTGCAGACGCTCTAGAAAGTAAACTAGATACGTATCTTGATTATGTAGTTGAAAACTGGATGAAAGAGAACGATGTTGCCATTGAATCCACACTCCGTAATGAACTTATGGGTGAGTTTATTGATGGACTAAAGAATCTATTTGCTGAGCATTATATTGATATGCCAGAAGATAAGATTGATGTTGTTGAAGAACTAGCTGCTAAGGTTGAAGACCTAGAAGCCAGACTAGATGAAACCATCACAGAGAATGTTGAGCTTAGGAATATCGTAATCGAGTCGGAAAAGAATACCGTTCTTGAAGATATGGCTGAAGGTCTCACAATGACTCAGGCCGAAAAGTTTGTAACACTTGCTGAAGGTGTTGACTTTGACGGAAACCTGGATACCTACAAGAAGAAGCTATCTTATGTAAAAGAAACATACTTTGCCAAAAAAGCAGTTCCTGTTTCCAACATTGAGGAAGAAATCTTTGAAGGTGAAACCACAATGCTAAATGCATCAAGCGACCCTGAAATTAATAGACTTGCACAAGCAATTTCTAGAACCGTTAAAAAATAAACTTTTATAAATAATACAACCTAACTATAGAAAGAAAGGGATATTAAATGTATCTTAACGAAGAACTACAGAAGAAGTGGGCGCCAATTCTGGAGCACGCTGATCTTCCTCCGATTAAAGACTCTCATCGCCGTTCTGTAACTGCTGTTGTTCTAGAGAACACTGCTCGTGCAATGCGTGAATCATCTGCTCATGGTCAATATCAGACCATGCTAAGCGAAGCGATGACTTCTTCTATTCCATCAAGCGCTATGGCAGGTTCAAGTTCAGACGCTTCAACCGGTGCTATTGACACTTTCGATCCAGTGCTTATTAGCCTAGTTCGTCGTGCAATGCCAAATCTCATTGCTTATGATATCTGCGGCACACAGCCAATGACCGGTCCAACAGGACTTATCTTTGCAATGCGTTCACGCTACAGCAACCAAGCCGGTGATGAAGCATTCTACAACGAAGGAAATTCTTCATTCGCTTCCGTTGTATCTGGTGCAAACACATTTGGTCAAAAGTTTGTTGGTACCATTCCTGGTGCATCTAACACAACCCCAATGACTGCCGTTAACACCTACAACACTGGTTCCGGCATGTCTACAGCCCAAGCAGAAGCTCTTGGAACTGATTCTAACTCTGCTTTTGCTCAAATGGCATTTTCAATTGAGAAAGTTACTGTAACTGCAAAGAGCCGTGCTCTAAAAGCAGAATACACAATGGAACTAGCACAAGACCTTAAGGCTATCCATGGTCTAGATGCTGAAACCGAACTTGCAAATATTCTTTCCGCTGAAATCCTTTCGGAAATCAATCGTGAAGTTGTTCGCACAATCAATATTACTGCCGTTGCTGGTGCACAAGAAAACACAACTACTGCTGGTATCTTTGACCTTGACACAGACTCAAACGGTCGTTGGTCAGTTGAAAAGTTCAAGGGTCTTATGTTCCAACTAGAACGTGAAGCCAATCAAATTGCCAAGCAAACCCGTCGTGGTAAGGGCAACATCGTAATCTGTTCTTCTGATGTTGCTTCTGCTCTACAAATGGCTGGTGTACTTGACTATACTCCTGCTCTAAACTCTAATAACCTACAAGTAGATGACACAGGTAATACCTTTGCTGGTGTTCTTAACGGTCGTCTAAAGGTTTATATCGACCCATATGCAATCGGTGGCAACTACCTAACCGTTGGTTATAAGGGATCTTCTGCATTCGACGCTGGTCTATTCTACTGCCCATATGTTCCACTACAGATGGTTCGTGCAGTTGATCAAGATAGCTTCCAACCAAAGATTGGTTTCAAAACCAGATATGGTATGGTTG